TCTAATTTCTTTTGCTTGTCGGTTAGTTGTTTCATAGCTACTTTTTCTTTTTACTGTATGTGTTATCTCCTTTCTTATTATACCTTCCGTCTGGAAGTATTTTTTTTAGTTTAGAGTTATCTATGACCTCCATCTTTTTATTTGCTGGCCTATCCATAGCTCCAACAATTGACCCTGCAAAGTTATTTGTTAAGTCTTCGGCAGTTTCAACTATAGTATCGTAAATTGGTTTACCTTTCTTTATGCTTGCGTATCCTGCCTTAGCTTCGTGTGCAGCACCTAGAATGTTAGAAACCCCAACGCCAACTAATTTATTTACAGTGGAATTTGAGAATGGAATCATATCAAGCTTATTTCTTACACCCTCTGTAGTGTACTGAGCTGTAGTCATATGCCTAGCTCTATCTCTCCCCTTGTCAAACTTGCCCCCCTTATCTGAACTATATCTAGCTTCTACCTCATCAACAGCTCTCTTTGGGTTACCTAAGAAGTCGTTAACTTTTGACTCTAAAGTTTTAGGAGTTTCTTTTTTTCTTACATCTATGGGTCCTCTTTTGGATATTAATTCTGATTGTTTACTAAAAACTTTTTTGGCAGAAAACTCCCGACCTATCTGTGGCAATCCGTTCATTTTGTATGTCATAGTTATTTATTTATTTTTGGACCTGTAAATCTTGATTTTACTTTGTCTTTAGAATTATTTATTTTTGGACCTGTAAATCTGCTTATTTTATTTTGTTTTGAGGTTGCTGAATTTTCAATCCCTCCATAAAGATATTTTAAATATATCTTTCTAAGGCTCTTGTACCCTGGAATTACCCCTAAGTTCCCTGCTATCTCAAAAGGTATTCTTGTTGTAAGTTCTCCAAAGTTTCTATCTCTAGATTCTTCGGTCTTCAGTGTTGCAGCTTTTGTTGCTACTTTCCCACCTCTTGTTAAAGTTTTAACCATTGGAGTGTAAGAACCAAGTGATGAGGTTACAATTTTTTCAACCATATTATCTTGAGGTTTAACCTCCATAGGAATCTTGGAAAAAACCAGACCATCCTTATACTGGTTATACTCTCCTGACCTTGTTATGTCTTCTCCGTACTCCTTATTTAACCACTCAGTCCCATAGTTTATTGGCATCTGAGCAATATTACCAAAGCTTCTTCCAAGTGCAAGTGTAGCAACTGCACCTAACACTCCTTTGGTTAAATCTTTTTCTAAATCTATCTCATCTTCCTCTTTGTCTATACCTAACATTGAGAATATCAAAGTAAAAACCATATCAATACCCATCTTATACAGAGATAAACGAGCTACAGTTCCTGCTAAAAGCATGGCCCCTTGAGTTGGCGTTAGTTTACCTTTACCCATTAATCCTTGTATTCCTTTCAATGCCGAGTAGTATTCAAAGGTTCTAAACCTTGTCATATACCTATCCACCATCTGTAGTGCTTGTTTTACGGGAGTAGCATCTTTATCAAGTACGTTTTTAGGAATACCATCAAACGGGTTGTTAGAAGCAGCGTTATCTACAACAGCAGTATCCCCATCCTCAGTGGCTTGCTTAATAGCATCTCTAAACTTATCTCTGTATGATTCATCGTTTGCAATCTTCTCCCAGTTGGGTTTTTCTTGTGCTATATTCTCAAAAGACTTATTAAAAACACCAACAAACAAAGGCCTGGCTACAATTGTGTCTGGTCTTGAAATCAAGTTTTCGTTAAACTTTATTATTGCACTTGCTGGTTTCTTAGCAAACTTAAATATAGTGTTTACTTTAGCTCTAAATTCAGAAGTCATCTCCTCTTGTTCAAGTACGTTTAAGGAGTCGTTTATTAATCTACTATCTACCTCCTTACTGTCTTTAACTCCCTTTCCACTCAACCTATTGTTTTGGTTTGTTGGCAAATAGTCAATAGCTTTATTCATAATCTCCCTAGAGTTAATCTTTAAAGTGTCAAACCCAGAAATCAAACCTGTTGGATTTACAAATAATGCGTGAGTTAAGTTGGTTGCTAATTCAACTACCGCCTTAATAGGACCTGCAAGCTGTGCTAGGTAACCTGCTCTACCTAAAAACGCTAAAGCTTTCTCTATAAAAGCTTTATCGGCAGATAAATGAGCATATTGGCTTTTAACTATTCCATCAAAAACACTCTCCAATGCGTCTGCCGTTTCTTTCTGAAAGTCAGTTTGCGCATTCTTCTTAACGCCTCCTAATGTAATTTTAGCTTTTTTAACTGCTGGGTACATATAGTAACTAATTGCAGCTTTTTTTGTTATTGCATTTACATTAAATGTAGGGTCAAATGATATTGCGTGTGCTGTACCATCTCTTTGTGTCAAAGCTTTGTTTTTTAGTGCTGGATTTGTAAAGCTACTTGATATTTCTTTCAAATCATCACTCATTGAATTTTTACTTTTAGTAACTCTTGGTAGGTGAACATAGTTCTCTCTAAGAACAAATAGCTTACCTTGCATCTTTGCGTCAGCAGCAACCATAAACTCTACGCTCTTATACCCCTCGTCTATAATCGCCATATACTTCTTCTCCTTACTCGTAAGGCTATCTAAAATCTTTTTAGAATCTATCTGTCCGTTTACAGTAAACTCGTCTCTAATCTTCTCTATCGCTTCTCTCTCTACATCTGAAATATTTGATTCAGGGTCATCAAGTGTAGCTTTAATCCACTCTATAGCTTTACTTACCTCATTGTTATCTGGGTTGCTTTCATACTCTCTTTGAATTTGGTAAATCATTACCTTAGCTTTTTGAACATACCTCTTATTGCCGTTTAAATCTAAATAGGTTTCAGCTACTTGTAGTTTTTTCTTTACTTGTTTTAAGAAATCTTCTGTTTTTGAGAATGCGGCTCCAACAGGTCTAAATATAGATTCATAAATTCTTGTCGATTTAAACTTTTTAGCTCCTGCGTTAAGTATTTGGTCTATATTTGTAAGTGGAGTTGATTTAATTCTATTCTCTATAGAGGTAATCTTCTTATTTCTCTTTCTAAAAAGATTGGTTACAAAGACTTTAGCTTTAGATATAGCTTTGTCAAGTTTTCCTCTTTCCTCTGTTTCGCTTATAAGGGTCTCTGTTGTATCCCTATTAGCCTCCACCCGTACTTTTGATTGAACTAATTCTGTGGTAACATATCCTGCCTGAAGCATTTCAACTCCTCTTGTAAGCTTCTTTATTTGTGCAGTACTTAAACTTTCAAGGTCTTTCATTTTTAGACCATTTGCAAACCTAACCGCTTCCTTATCATCTCTTGAAAGGTTTGGCAATGACGCAGGTATTTCATCCATAGCTGCTTCAAAGTCTTCTATTGCAGCGTCCCTCCTTTCTTTTGCTTTCTGCTCTAACCCCTCTAATGTAAGTTCTTCCTCAGTATTACCAATAAGGTCCTCAAACCTTGTCATAAGTTCAAAGTCAGAGTCAGATATTAGCCTATCCTTTAGCATTTGCTTCAGGTTCTCACCCTTTGTTTTTGTTAAGTCAAGGTTTGGATTTATTGTTTTTCCAGCTAACTCTTCAGCCGCAATACTATCAGCTGTAAATGCTTTTATAACCTCATCTGCGGCTTTTTTAAGGTCTTCTCTAGAGGCTCTATTGTCAAACTTCTTCTCTACGTTTGCTAAGTTTACAACCACTTTATCGTAAAAGTTTAAAGCAGCTTTAGATAAATAGTCAGGGTTTATACTTAACATCTCCATAAGAGGCTTTTGAAGTTCCTTTAAAGCACCAAGTCTTGATAACTTTTTTCTGGCAGCTTTAAGTGTCTCATACCTTGCATCTTTAACTTTTCTGTCAATGTCTCTATTAACAACATCCATAACCTCGTCAAACATCCTCTGCATATTATTCACATTGGCGTTCTTGACGTTTGTCATTATCTTGTTTATAGTCCTTTTAGAGAACTGACTAATTCCTGAGTCTTTTATTATGGCTCGAATATCCTTAACAACAGCGGCTCTTGCATCCTTGTTATCCTTCTCTTTCTGTAATCTTTTCTTGAAAGATTCTCTTACTTTGTTTACCTTTTCTTTTAAGTTTTCCGCAGCTTTTACTCTTGCTTCTTTCTTACCTCTTTGAATTGCATCAAAGAACTCTGTAAACCCTTGCTTGAAAGCTTCTATTGTAGATAGGCCTGTTGTTTCAGACGCTACAGACCTAGCCTTTTCCTTAACAGGCTTCACCGCACCTCTTATCTCATCCTTAGTAAACCCAAGTTCTTGTAAGACCTCTATGGTTTCTTTTCTTGTAAGACCTTCTTGTTCAGCGTCTTCTATTACGTCTTGTATTGTAAAGTCATCTTGTGCTTTCTGCTGACGGGTTTGTGTATCAGATACAGTTTCAAACTGACCAGTCATTACTGAAACATTTCCTACTTTATAAGGATTATTTAGTTTTTCTCCAGTTTTTTCATCTATTCCATATTGAGGCTTGAATACATCCCTACCGTTTTCTCTGTTTTTTATTAAATGTAATACTGGCTTTTTTCCATTCTTCAGACTAATATGAAATGGATAACTTGGATGGCTATCTTCTTTTACAATAACCTCACTATTTATTTCAATAACAGCATAAACATCCCCAACATTTAATCCTTTTGTTAAGTCTTCAGCAGCTACTTTTGCTATTAAATCAACTAATGCTTGAGACCCAGGCTTACCACTCTTTAATGTAGTATTACCGACACCTACACCTCTTGACGTATCTCCTCCTAAGAATTTAGCCAAAACTTTTTTACTTTCTTTGGTTTTAAAACTTTTTGCAATCTCACTAACAATTCCTTTTACTACATTACCTCTTGTCTCGAAGGTTGTTGTTTTTGGGTCTGTAAAGTATTTTTTACTACTACCAAGAAGTTCGGATATACTTTCTGGTAGTGCAATTTTTTTAGTATTTGTCTCAGGTTCTGTCTTAGGTTCTGTTAATTCTTTACCTTCTTTTTTAGCCTTAGCTATATCTTTCTTCTTTTTCTCTGCTAATATATTCTCTTCATTTAATATCGCTTTAGATACCGCAGATTTGAAAACATCTATTGAGATTATATTATTATCAACCATTGTATTTAGCACCGCTAAAGTGGAGTTTACCCCTGAAGCACTACTAACTAATTTAGAATCTGTTCCTTTTGTTAAAGCAAGAAACGCTCTCCCATTATTTTCTTTTAATTGATTATTTAATGCATTAGCAATATTATTTGCTGTTCCTTCTTTTCCAGAAGCCCATACATCGCCAAATTTTGTAACAAAAAATACACCTCCTTCACCCTCGAAGATTACTTCCCCTTTATATTTAATCTCACCAGCTAACATATCATCTGGAGATGTAATAACAGTTAGTAAGCCTTCTAAAAATTTTAAATTTTTTGGTTCAGTAACTCTACCATCTTTAATGTAAGTATCAATATTATCTTTCTCAGTATAGTTAACCTCAAATCCTCCAACTTGTCTTCTAGTTAAAGTTTTTGCTGGATTTTCAACAAACTCTCCTCCTTTAATTACACCTATATCAGACTCCTCAATAACTTCTCCCCTTGCAACCTTGCCAGACACAACACCTAAGAACTCTAGTACCTGCTTGTCGCTGTCTAGGATGCCCTCTACTGGCACATTAAGAGCCTTAGCAAGCTTTCTTATCCAATCGTTTATTAAGTCCTTTACAGACTGCGGAGACGAATCGTAGCTCTCTGCTAGTATGCCAAAAAGTTCAGCAATACTCTCTTCAGATTTAAGTCCTTCATTTTTGTATTGGTCAGCAAATGCATCAAGCTGTTTAAGTAACTTTGGAGACGCAACCTTACGAACAGCAGCCATCATATCCGATGTAACTTTCTGCGCTCTAGCGTTTGTTATTCCATCCTTAAGTAGTAATGCGTGGAATACTTCGTGTGCAACCGTTCTTGGGTTTGCTTTTTCAAGATTTATCTTTATAGTTTTTGTTAGTGGTTCATAAATACCTCCTGAAACAGAGTCTCCATTGGTAGCAGCTTCAAACTCATCTTGAGTTTCGTATACCTCAATAGTGACACCCTTAGCAATCTTTGATAAAGCCTTTTTAGCTTTTGCTACTTGCCTTCTAATTCTAACCTTACCATACTTACCAATTAAACTTTCTTTCCCAGTGGCTTTTGTAGTTTCCGTTGGAGCAGCCTTAGTCTTTGGTGTAGCCTTTGTAGTTTCTTTTGGCTTGGGAGCTTTAAGTGTATCAAGAACAAACTTCTTAAAATAAAACTCGTTTGCAGAAAACCCTTGCTCCTCTATAAATGACAATGCGTATTCTATTGATTGAACCAATGAGTTTCCAGCAGCGTAAGAGTTTCTTAAAACTTGCAATGATTTTGTTACAATTGACTCAGGTGCGGATATTCTTTCGTTAAATGCAGGTTTCGACCCATCTGATTTTTGTTGTCTTGCAGATAGACTTTCGTTAATAGCATCGTCTATTTTTTGTGCTTCTTCTTTTTTAAATTCATCTATAAGCTTTTCTGCTTTAGCTAAAGCCCTTCTTTCTTGGTTTGACTTCTTAGATTTAAATACACCTATAGCCTTACTTCTCTTTCCTTCTTCTCTAGTGCCAATCAGTTTGCCACTTTCGTTCATTTGAGATACAGCAAAAGAACCATCGTCATTCTTAGTTACTTGAAATATATCTTCTCCAACTTGAACTAAGTCTTTGTTTTTAGATTCTTGAGCAGCCTCTTCGAGAACCATCTCTTCAAACTCCTGAACGCTTTTCTGAGACTCTTCATCAATTTGAGATAACTCCTCTAATGATTTTTTGTCATGCTCCTCTCTAGCTTTTTTCTTTTCTGCAACTCTTTCGGCTCTTCTTTCTTTTTTAGTAGGAGTAGTAACTTCTTTTCCTTCTGTTTTTAAAGGTAATGGAGTTTCTTTTTTTTCTTTTCTGAGTTGAACATCTTTTAAAACTCTTTCCGCTTTAGCTCCTACGATTCTCCTTTGTAATCCAGATTTAATTACAGGTTCTCCTGTTTTTTTATCTGTAGTTCTAACTACTTCCTTTACTTTTATTACAGCCTTTCCTTTTTTATCTCTACTTCTACCTATTACATTATACTCTTTACCATCTATAGACACAACATCTGAATCCGCAGTTTTAGTTTGAACATCCAAACCTTCAGGTGGCATTGTAGTTAATCCAAATCCAGCAAGAGACTCAGAACCTACCTCGTCTTTATTTCCAAGTTCAATTATTTCATCACTCGATTCAAATATAATGGTGTTTTCGTTTGTTGGGTCAATCTTTATATTACCCTCTTTACCATTTAGATAAACTTTTTCTTCTTTGTTTACATTATCTAAGAGACTACCTTGCTCTTCTCTTGATTGCACCTCTACTTCTAGTTCTTCTAGAGCTTCCTGGGGTATTGCTTCTTCCGCAGGTGCAGTTTCTACACTCGCTGGCTCTTCTGGGGTTGGTGGAACACCAGTCTCCTCCTCTGTCTCTATCTCTGATACTGCCTCTTCTTTAGGGTTGCTAATTTCTTCTAATCTAACTTGTACTTCTTTAAGTCTTTCAGATTCTGTTTTAGTCAATGCTGAATTATCAACATCCTTTATTTTATTTTTTAATTTCTCTTCTTCAATTAAAAGATTTACCACCTCTGGCTTGTTTTCTTTTGATAGTCTATCAATCTTATTGGCGGTATTTACAGCCCCCTGAGTGGCTCTAAAGTTTTCTTTTATAGATTCGGACTCCTCTTGAGTCATTCTTCCGTTAGCGACCTCTATTTCTACTTGTTCGTCAACTATGTTAGATGTGTTTTTATTGACAGCAAGTTCCATTGTTGTTTCGTCAATGGCAGTATTAGGGTCAAATACTGATGAAACATTATTGTATCCACCTTTCTTAGAAACCTTTGCTGCGTTAGCTCTACCACTTACAATATTTATGTTCTTAATTGCTGTTGGTAAGACAGATATAGGCGCAGAACCTAAACCTGCAAAACCTTCAAACCCAATCTCTTTTACATCCATCTCTTGGCCAGCAGCTAGTCTACCTGCTACTTCACCAGTCATTCCACCTACAACCTCTACAGCACCACCAGCTAATGGGACTAAACTCTTTCTAGCAGTCCTTCCTGCAATAGATTTACCTTTTGATATAGCTCTAGATGCCAATCCTGTAGCTCCTTTTGCTAGTCCACCAGAAAGACCTTCTACCGCACCAACAGCGACACCTCTACCTATAGACTTTATCCTAAGGTCTGAAAGCTTTTCAGGGTCTTCTAGTATTGCTCTAACTTTTTCTGGAGTAATCTCCCCTTCTATCTGCTCTTCAAGTAACTCGCTGAATGTAAGTCCTGCCTCCATAGTTGCTGCTACTGCACTAAGTCCACCTACCATAGCCCCTGTTGATGAAGTTATAGGGGCGAAAACCCCTCCAGCTAAACCAAGTGCAGCACCTGAGCCTGCTCCAATGACTCCAGCTGCTGCAACCTCTTCTGACTGAAGTGACCCAATTTGAGTAGCCATAGAGCTTATAAATAAACTTGGTAGTATACTAGGGCTTTCTATTACACCCATTAAGAATCCAAAAGCACCTCCACCATTATCGTCATAAACCCTATTGAAGTCTTTCATTTCGTCAGACTCCATAGATTTTTCTGCTATTTCTTTGTTTTTCTGAACGTATTTATATACATCTAGAACTGACGCTTCAGCTCCTGCTGTCATTAATTTTATTGATGGGTCTACAGATTCTGCTTGCAAAAAACCTTGCTCTTTTGCCCTGTACATATCTCCAAACCAATCAGTGACCTCATTCTTTCCAAATGTTCTTTCAAGAAAAGTGTCTTCTTCTTGTGACCCCGATAAACCATCTTCCGATTCTAAATCCATATCTCTTGCTGTCGCAGAATCCTCGACAGCTATTGGCTTTCCCAGGCCGTCTACTTTTGTAAGTACGCCTTGCTCTACATAGTCATCAAAAGAGTCTGTATATAAGTCTCTAAGTGAAGACTCTGGATAAGACTCTCCATCATACTCATAAAAAGACTCTTCTTTAACATCTTCAACTTCAACAGGCTCTTCACCTCCTACTTTTGTCAATACCCCTTGATTGACGTACTCATCAAAGGTTTCAGGATACGCCTCCCTAAGAGCAGCTTCTGAGTAAGATACTCCTTCGTATTCAAATAAATTTTCTTCTTCCATAATATTTTATTTCGAGAACTTTTTGTAATATTTAGTTAAAGATGTTCCTAGTTCGTCTGATGGGTTTGCTTTTCCTTTTGATTCCAACCACTTCTTCATTCCTGCTTTACCGCCTAAGTGAGCTATAGCTCTCAATCCATCTTTGTCATACCCCTTTGCTAAGTCACCTAATTGGTCTATGTATCTATCAATATCCCCAATATGCCAAAGTCCAACCTTTGTTTGTAGACTTGGATTTCCTTGAAACTCATCTAAATCAAATGAACTTCCAGTAGCTTTTTTGTAGTCACTTAATCTCGCCTCGCCAAACTGCAATTCGCCAACATATCTATCTCCAGTTTTATTTACTCTTGATTCTGTTGAGTCGTTAGATGATTCACTTTGTTTTAGTTTATTGTAAAATGATAGCAAACCCAATTTAGGCTTTTCACCTTCTGTTTTAGGCTTTTCACCTTCTGTTTTAGGTGGTTTTTTTTCTTCATTAACAGACTTTTCATACTCTGGACTCATCTTTATGGCACTTTCCATTTCTCTTGCGTACACATTTTGCCATCCACCTTTCTCTAAATCAATCTCAACTTCATCACCATTTGGTTTCGTTAAAAGTAAAGCATCATTTCCAACATTAGTTTCTTCTAACCCTATACCTAACTTAGATAATCTTTTTAAGTAACCACCTGATAAGTTATCCATAAAATCTTCTTCTGATATATCAGAGTCTACATTTTTTATTGGATTTATAAGGTCCTTTATAATAGCAGATTTAGGTATTTCTTCTCCTGAATCAAGAACACCTGCAGCTCCTTCGTCAAATATATTAAGCAAATTCCTTTCTGTTACCTCTGCTTTGTCATTTAAATCAAGTTGTGCTATTTGATTTCCGCTTTTATCATAAACATCAACGATTCCAGAATTATCATCTCTTACTCTAAATGCACTTCCATTTTTTATTCCTTCTAACATAGAAAAATCCATCTCATTATACCTTCCTTGAGTTGCAAGTTCGCTATTTTTTTGAACTTCAGCAGATATAGATTTAGCTGTTTGGCTTCTTGCCTTTCCTCTCACATATTCAGGAGCATTACTCTTTGTTTCTTTGGGTTTGTTTAAAGCTCCATAAATTTTTAAAGCATCATCGACTCCTACTTTCTTTATTTTATCCTTCATCTCTTCGCTATACCCATCATCTGGATTATTTACAAAATCCCTAACAAGCTCATCTTCAGACATTAAAATCTCTTCCCCATACTCTACTTCTCCTTTTTCATTTCTGCCTTTTACTGGCTTGTGAACATAGTATTTTTTACCATCAATCTCTCTTGTTTCTTTTACATTAGTTCTAATGTAGTCAAAAAGCTCTGGTCCTTTAAATCCAAACCAAGTATTCATAGTTGCGTTTACGGATGGAGTTATCGCTGCTGTTGCATTATCTATATCTACCGCTGTTCTATCAACCAATATTGAAATATCTTGACCTCCCTCTACTTTTTCACTTCTTAATTGTTTTCCGTAATTTCTACTGTACTCTTTGGTAAACTCACCTTTATTTATAACCTCATCTTGTTGTAGTTGATAACTAATTCCAACTCCATTTTCACTACCATCACCTGCTAAGTCTACTATTGTATTAAAAATATGAAAGTTGGTAGGACTTGCTCCTTTAGCTGTTGTTTGCTCTTGTAATTCTTTTGCAGATACTCTATAGGAGTCACCTTCTATACCCATCTCTTTATTTAGTCGTGCTATTTCTGGACCAGATGTAACATAAAACACATCATTACCAACAACCTCATAACTATTTCTTGCTTTAATATTGCTCCCTGGTTTTTCTACATTAACCATAGCTAACAACTGTGGGTCAACAGATGAACTTATAGAGCCACCTTTTCCATCCATACCACCTTTTAACATTGCATCGTTAAAAGTTGAGAAAATAAATTCTTTTGCAGCAAGTTGCTGACCTAATCCGTAGTTTGTAAAATTTTCAAACTCTCTCATTATAATTGCATCTTCCTCCATACCTTCGTATGATTCTTTTGCCATATTGTATCTAGCTGCCGCCTGTTTGAACTCCTTCGTTCTTGGCTCAAGTCCACTAAGTAAACTTTCAACATCCACTTTATTCTCTGTAGCAATTTTTGATACATTTGAGGAAACTTCTGATTCGTATTGATTTATCTTTTTTGTTAATTCAAAGTTTCTTTGTTTATTCTCTGATGCCATTTTGGCATATTTAGACATAGTTGTATTTATGCCTGAACTTACACCTTTTATCTGTTTAATGAAAGCATCTCCTAAACTTGTATCTACCTTTAAACTTGGATTTCTATAGCTCATATTTTTATATTTTTATTATTTAGAACCCATAGAGCTTAAACCATAAGCTCCTCCCATAAGGCCTTCTGCTGCTAAGTCTCCTATGGCTTGTTGAGCTAGTACTTGATTATTACTAGATGCTCTTTCTTGAGCATTTGCTTGGTCAGTTAAATCCGCTTGTCTATCAAGCTGACCCTCCTCTCTTCTTTCTCTAGCATTGAAAGCATACAATTCTCCTTCTGCCCTCATTTTTTCATTAGTTGCTTCTTGTTGCTCTATATTTGCAGATACATCTTTTTTACTTTGCAATGCAGCTTGTGCGAGTGCAGTAGCACCACCAGCCGCACCGCCAGTTGCTCTAATTGCATCTAAGGTGTTAGCTAAAGCAATGTCTGTTTGCTCTATTTGAATCTCGGCAGCCTGTGTTGCTACTCCAATATTTGCAAAAGGATTTGTTACATCTTGCCTAGAATTTTCTAATTGAATTAATTTCTCTCGCATTTGAGTTGCGTGTGCTGCATCGTCTGATGCTTGGTCTCTCATTGATTCGTAAGTTTTAATTGAGCTGTATAATTTAATTCCAACTCCCGCTAAACCTACAACTCCTGATGCTATTGCTGCTGCTGCCATATTATTTTATTTTTTTAAGATTTTACAAAATTTGATGATACCGCAAATAAATTCTTTTGACCACCTAAGTCTGTTGTGTTATCTGTACTTATTTTTACTGTAGAGTAGAACCCCTTTATTCCACTCATACTATTTCCTGGTAAAACTTGTCCTGGAAGACCTTGAGGAATATTTAAATTATTAGATAAAACTCCTTTGTTTACTAAGTTAGCAAAATATTTGTTTCCTTTTAAGTTAAATCCAACTCTATGAGTAATTCCTGCATCCAAATAAACTCCTTCATTATAACTTTTAATTGAAGAAGATTCGTCTTTGTATGAGTTATTTGAAGTGTTTAAAAGTAATGTCTCTGTTGGGTCTGATAAGAAATAATCAACCTGCCAACCGTTAGTCCCTTCGTAGTTAATTGTTTGAAAGTTTTTAGATACAGACACCATTGGATTGAATGATAACTCAACAGATGTTGGATAATACGTTTTATAAAAAGTCCCTCTATTATTAATTACACTCTCATCGTAATGTTTCCATAAAGAAGCTCCTTTTGTTGTGTAATAAGAGTTGTTTAGTGTACCACCAAAACTTGGGTCGTAATCCCAAAAGCTAGTCCATCCGTTATTGCTTTCGTTAAAAGAAAGAGTTTCGTAAGAGTAAGATGTTAATTCCCAATTTTGCATAGACACAACGTACTTATCATAATAGTTGTCATACGCACCCACAATCCTATCCATTACGGAGCTAGAAAGTATTACGGTAGAGCCTATATTAATAGTTGATGTTATAGTATCGCTTAGTGTTATTGTTTTGTTTACTTTATCTACGTTTATAATATATAGCCCTGCTGGAAGTATACCATCCCCAGACAAAGACATTCCGTATTGAACCCTATCAAAAGTGTTATTAGCCTCGTCTAAATTTGACAATGTCAATGTGTTTGTTAAAAAAGCCTCTACTGTCAACTCAATTTGAGTAGTTTGTAAGTTTTCAGATATGTTTGATAACGTATCACGGAAGTAGTCTCTCATACCATAACTACTTACTTCTGTAAGACCATCTCTTGAAAGCCTCATTATTGCTCCTCTATTTTTGTCTGAGAAATACATCCTACTACCTTTAAAAGCAAAAGATTCAGGGTTGTCACTTATACCATACTCTCCTGAGTATTGGTTTATTTGCCCTAATACAAGCTGTGATGCTGTAAGTGCAGGATTTCCGTCTGCTGTAAAAATAGCGTCTTTGTCAACTAAAGCATTGCTAACTTTATCTTCTTGAAAAATTATTAAGTTAGTGTCTGTTGTGTAAAGCTTTTGTATTGCACCATATCTAGGGTCAACCTCTTTTGTTATGTTCTCTGCTGTAGAAAAAACATTTGTTTCGTTGACTCCAGTTCTAGAGTTGTATATTCCAGAGTATATTAATCCATTAATAAGCCTTAACTCAGAATCTTCAGACTCTGTTATATAAGCTTTTGCTCCAAAATCTACCTGTTTATTGTTGTATCCACCCCTTATCCTTGACTCTTCAATATACCAAGATACATCGTTATGATTGGCCGATGCTAACAAAGGAAACTTCGGATACCCCACTGGATTCCAAGGAAGAGCGGGCCAAGTAGCCTTTCCAGCAGTGTTGTTAAGTTTATTTTCTACAACTTTCTTTACTAAAAAAGAATTAAAGTATAATATTTCTTTTAAAAATCCCATTTTTTTATATTAACTTATCATATTAAAGTGGAGGTCTTGTTCCTGTGCCTCTTATAATTTTATTATTATACCCATTAACTCGCACGTATACAGATATTTTATTCCACCCTTCGCTTTGTGCGCCATAATTATTTGTTGTTGAATTTGAAGAATCTCTAATTTTAAATATTAATTTATAAACAGTATCTTTTGTTTCTCCTACAGGCGTAAATTGTGTTCTGTTTATATATTTTAAAAGAGGTTTTGAGGCTTGGATTGAAACATTGTTATTTCCAAATGGTTCTAACCTAAATGTATTAGGCCCATATGCTATAGTGCTAGGTGTTGTGATATTACTTCCTCCTGAAGAATCTCTTATTTTTTGTATGTATGATTGATTTGTTAAGTCTACCCATTTAGAGGGGGCATCGGCTTGTGGTGGAGGTGGACTTGTTCTCCATTCATCCCAGAACCAAATTGAGTCTAAAATATAAGATATTCCTTCTGTAAACAAATTATTGCTAAGTGCTCCATTTTTAACAACCAATTCGCCTATATCAGTAAAATCTAAGCTATTCCCTCCAAATAAAGCTGTTGTAGTTATTTCAAAATTTAATCTGTATTCATCTTGGCCGTTTGGGTCTATCCATCTATAATCTCCTTGATTGTTTTGATTAATATAATATTGCCAAACCCAATCTAATTTATATTTAACAATTGATGTAATTGGACTTACAAGAATAGGGAAAACATTTTTTAATGCACTTAATCCATAATCTTGTATTATATTTACAGATGTTTTTTGATTTTCTAATTTTACTATTGATGTATCTACTATTGTAAACTCAAAGACAAATTTCCAATTATCAACCTTAGAACTATTTCTTATAAATACAAAGTTTGCATTTGGTCCAGTTTTAATTTTAAATTTTTTACTATTATCTTGTTCTAATACAAAAAGATTATTGGAAAAAACAGATTTATCAACACCGTTAATAACATTAACAATTTTCCCTGTTAAAGTTATATTTGCATCGTTTAAAGATTTTTCAGACAAAGATAATCCTTGAGCAGTTAATATGTCAAAAGAGTTTAGACTTATAACGGTATTAGGAGGGGTTGATTCACTTAAATCAAAAGACCACCCATCTATAGAGTTTGGAATTAATTGAGTTGTAACTGTATCTATTGATTGATTTAGCTCAGATATTAGACCCGATGTTCCTGTTTCGTAAAATATATCTAAATTAGATTCTACTGGAGCTGTTTCATAAACATTAAGCCTTATTGAACTAAAGGAAACTTGGGAAGTATTCACTGTATCAGTTGAAACTCCACCTCCTCCAATTGCACCTATTCTTTTTGTTGTTGCAACTTCTCCAATGTATGGGTTTGCACCTGTTTTACTTGACAAAACAGGACCAACACCCACTGATGGAATACTATAAAATGGGGAGACACTATATGGGTCTCCATTTATCATTTCATCTAAGCCAATTTCATTTCTAGTACCTATTAATGTAACCTTGTCAGGTGTTGTATTTGGAATAAACTGCCTAGATGTTGGGATTAAGTTAGTAAAAGTAGTGTTATAAACCCTGCCGAATAAATTTACAGAACTTGAAAACTGCAAGTCTTGCGCCCCAACTTCTTTTAAGTCTCTAGGAACCTTGTTTATGTTGTCTGAAAATAAAGTTATAAATGCTGTGCTTTCTGATTTTATAGGTACTGGGATTGGTGGTTCTCCGTCAGCATTTGTATTTTTTTGAGGATGGTTATTTAAGATTGTTGGTAGAAACACATTATAGTAGTCTTGTTCCTTTTGCTGAACAACAACCTTGTAGGTATACCAACCTAAAGGATTTGTGTTACTATATAATCCTGCATACCCTGGAACTTCTAGCAACTCTGGTATTTTAGAGATGAAGTCTACCTTTAAAGAGCTTCCTCTGTAAATGCTTTTTTCAGTAGCAGAATTAGTTATAAAGTCTCCTGGAGTATTTCTATACTCACAATACACCGTAGAGTTTTCGGACGTAATAACATCCGATTGTCTACCAAATTTATCCGCTAAAACAATACCTACCTTATAAGACCTATTCTGTTTTAATACGCTATTTGGGTACTCTAGCTCACTAAAAGAATTAAAGATACCTAATTTATTTTTTTCGCTAGTCGTAGCGATATAGTTTATTGAGTTTGGTCTTGCCGTTCTAACTAGGTAATTACCATAAATTATTCTATTACCAGCGACTTCTTGAGCTTTAGCTCTGATAGGTGTTTTGTCAGAAGCCCTAGTAGAATTATTTGTTGGTAATGTTTTTACAGGTGATTGAGATGAATATGTGTACGCAATAGTGTCAAACTCTTCTAGTCTTAAATCTAAATTAGATATAGTATCTAAGACTTGAATAGACGTTTTGTCTGACTCTTTGTATAAAATATCTATTTCTTGAACCTTTAAAATATTAATCAAAGATAACCCATCTGTTATATTTTCTGGCAGGGGTATAATTAACTGAGCTTGATTTATTTTATTTTCAAAAAAGCTAATGATAGTACTTTTTACCGCATTGTTTTCATCTGATTCTGCTTCATCATCTTCTATTCTAGTTGGAACACTAACTTTATCTAAAAAATAACCATCTTGATTTGGTATAAATGCAATCTGAGAGAATGGTGCAGATAAAGAATATTCATTGTTGTCGTACTTAAACCTGTAGCTAAATCTTATAAACTTATCAGATGTGAAATTAGAATCTCCATTAAATGTATTACTATAATAAGGGTTTGCCCCAATAGTAACTATGTCGGTAGGAGAGATATTTGATGTTGATGTATGCGTTATTGTTTTTCCATCTGCTGATATCGCAGTTATAGTTACACCTGATAAAGCATTAAATCTTTCTTGCCCATTATTATTAACTACTGATATTGTTGCGCCTACGAAATTATTGTTAACAGCAATTGCAGTTGTAAAAGAAGTTGACGATATAGGGGCTATTGCTACAGCCGTAATAGTTAATGGAAGGTTTTTAGATGTAACATCTTTAAGTGTAGACTCTTTTTGAATGTTATCTTTTAACACTTTTAATACAATAGGATTTTCTAATGTAAGACCTGTAATACTAGATATAGTTACCGTATCTCCTTCTTTAAACCCTTGGCCTCCAGAAGTAATTACAGTAACTCTACTAACCCATTCATTAGTAAAAAAAACTTCCAAAGTAGCCCCATTTCCAGAGCCTGTATATACAGTTATTGGATACCCTACAACACCAGCCCCAATTACATTAACTGTATTAATTATTTTTAAATTTGAGTTTAATTGTAAGGCATAAGGAACTTCTGTTTCTTCGTTCTTTAAAAAACTAAGCGGCTCCCAAGGGTAGTACCTAGAAACAGATATATCTTCTTCTTTTAAGTAGTAAACATAAGTAGCACCGCCAGCTCTTGCGTTAGCGTTTTCAATAGCACTATTTACATTTATTTTTCTTGGTTGATTTCTATCGTCTGTAAAAAACAGTAAGTTTTCTAACAAGTTGATACCAAGTATTCTATTATTTTTTGCAAAGTTTAAAAAGCTTCCACTAACCAAAACAGTTCCCTGAGACGAGTTAAGGTCATATAAGCAAATGTAGTGACTTGATGTTGATGGAGCGTAGCGAGAAAGTCCATCAGATGATGTGTCGTTCCAGTCAGTTATAAAAGCAAAAATTCTATTGTTTGTGCTATCTATGTAAAAACCAATTATTTCTAAATTAACACCTGTTAGTCCAAAATCTGTTTCTATTGTGTTACCACTAACATTCTGTAATAGACCCGAATTACTTCCCTCAGAATTTATTATTGCTGCGTTTCTTGCGTCTACGTATTCTTGGTTTGATATCATCCTTGGGTTAAGGTCTTTGTTCATCTTAGCCCCGACAAATATATTTTTAACTTCTGGCATATTATATTATTTTATCCATTTAGATTTACCTCTCATAAGCTGCGTAAGCTCACCTAGTTTAATATTAGACAATCTTATTTTAGCGTTTCTTAGCTTTGCACTTCTCTCTCTTTTTAATCTATTAACGATGTACTCAGGTTGGTTAATTCTTGTAGAAATAATTGCGTGGCTTATATGGGCATACATAGCGTCTTCTATCATCTTTGGGACTCTAGTATCCAAGTCGTAAGCCAAACCATCTGAGATGTACTCTATAGCGATTAGACGACCCTTTAAATTACTTGAGAATGTAAACACCCCTCTTACTTCGTCAATTCCAAACCATCCATTACTTTGAGTTAAAACAGGGTCTAAGCCATATCTTTGCCCATAAGCTCCTCCCCAATATAGGCTACCAATATTAATACCATCAATGTCAAGCCCTGCATCAACAGAGCCTGCATTAAATAGTCCTGTTATTTTTTTATCGTCAGCAGTTCTCCATCTTTCCACTGTTTGTGGTGGGTCTGTACCTACGTTCTCTTCCAAGTTGTCTTGAACTATCTGTCCTGTTGAATCTTGCTCAGGAGCTTGTGCTGGGTTTATCGTAAGGTTTGTGTTTGGGTATATGATTCTTTTTACCCCCGAATCATCAATCCAAGATAATCTAACGTAATTTACATAGTCTTGCGGTATAACCGCAGTTAGACTTGGAGATATGGTTAGCTCTTGAGACTTAATAGTTCTTAATGTGTCATAACTAAATTCTTGCATCCCACGTTTTGCGTGAAATATTATGTCAGTTCTCTTAGCACTTAGTATAAGTTTACCTGCACCAACGTAAGCAACCATAAAGTTATTAATAACATCATTCAATGATGTGTACTGATACCCTCCGTAATTTCCTTCTATTGCAGTCTCTATAAGATTAATAATAATCTCTGCATTATTAATAGGTGCTACCGTAAATGTAATTGTATCTGTTGCAGATAAGGTATAATCAGTTACAAGAGTTCCATTAACTGTTACAGAAAAGTTTGTATTAGAGACACCTGTTACTGTTGCAATTAAATTAGTATTAAATGTAGATACGAAAATTCGTGTACTTCCATCCCCAACAAAAGACTGCTGTCCAGCGTAGTATTGTGCATTAGTTTCGGTGATTAAACCACCATTTGGATTTGACATATATTATTAGCTTTTTTCGTTTATTTCATCTCTCTGTACTTGGCTTGCAGCAACCTGTATAATCTGTGGGTCTTTTATAACAACACCAAAATAAAACAATGTTCTAAGTATAAAGTTAGTTTGCTCTGAAACATCAAGTTCAATTTGGGTAGAGCCATATGTACTGTTACCATTAAAGTCTGATTCCTGTAAAAGTATTTCAACAGAACCAGGAAATGGTGCTGAGTTCTTAAACACGGAACCTGATACAGTTATTTGTTGACCTCCTGCTGGAAGGTAGTTTATTCCTGGTGCATTAACTCCTATACTTAAAACAGTCCCATTTGATATTGTAATTGAAATATCTAACCCAGACCCTGGGCCAAAAGAGTTCCATCCAGCAGTTGAATTAACAATTCCTCTATAAATTCCATCTGTAGGATAATCTGAAACACCACTAATTAAACTGTTTATTAGTGAGTTAGGTCCTGTATTTATAGATGTTATGTTATAAGCATTACTGTCGTATATGTATTGCCCAACACTGCCAACATAGTATCCCCATCTAGGTTCAGAAGGTATTCTTAAGTAACTAACACCTATTAAAGATGTTATTGTGCTTGGCTTTACATAAAGCCTATTGTTCTCAAGTAAGTACGTTGGAAATGATTCTGTAGATTTTGTTAGAGGAGATTTTTGAATGTTGTAGAACTCCATTCTTTGAAGTCTTTGTAGTTCTACTTGGTCTTTGTACGTTACAGTCCCTAGTCTGTAAATTGGCAAGTCATTGCCCGCTTCTTTTAATTCAAAGTATGTGTCAGATGGAACATTTGCATTATACGTTGTGCCACCAAATGTTTTAAATATTGAAATCTTTTCATCAATATTAGCAATCCTGTCTGCGTAATCTGTATCGCTTTGAGGAACTCTTAACTGTTGGTTTAAGTCATCTCCGTATTGTTCAAATATTTCTAATTGAACTTGATTAGAAATTCTATTAAACTCATCTGGAGTAACGTAGCCTCTTTCCTCTTTGTTAAGTATTAGCAACACAGTCTTATATACCGTATTTATATTTATTGCCATATTGATGTTTTGTTTTATTTACAAAAATAGGCCAACCGAAGTTGACCTACCCCTGTAAATATAGTTACATATTAAGAGAATTTTTTCTCTATACTTTTGTATACTAACATCCCCTCGTCAGTTTTAAACCAACTAGCTAATGCTGAGTATGGATGTTCGTCAAATGGAACTTCCATTAACTTTTTGCCGTTAGTGGCCCACTTGAATGTTTTTTGGTCAGAAGACAATATAATAATCCCTGATTCCGCTGCTTTAATACCAAAGCTTCTAAGCTCCACGTTTTCATCGTGTGCAAGACTTATAAACAACGCTGGATTGCTTTTAGCAAGTAGCATTAAGTCTCGTTTAAGTTCTTTACTGTTCATTTTAGATACAGCACTACCTAATTCAGTTCTTAATATTGCCTCAGCGTGGTCAACATCTAATTGTAAAGCTAAATTTAATGCTTCAATTTCCAGTTCAATATCTTCTAACTCGTTTACTGCTTCAGCAACTTCGTCTTGCTCTGTATATAAATTTTTTCTTAGAGGGTGATATAATGATAAAAGTTTTTGTAAATTTTGTTTTTGTTTAGGAACCATCAACACCCCATTGTGAAAAACAATGTGCGCTAATGTTGCTGGCCCTGTTTGCTTATCAACAAATGGAGATACTTGGTTTGTTGCATACCTAAGCTCTCTTTCATAACCTAATTCCTCATCAAAATACATCAATGGATGTCTTTGTGAATGCTTGCTTGATAATGTAAATGTCAATGGTGATACCCCATTTTTAAGGTAGTACAACCTGTCTTTAGACTCCCAATTTTCGGTAGTCTTTTCTTTTGCTTTTGTAGCCATAATATAATAAAATTTAATAAAAAAAATAAATAAAACTTGGAGCCGCAATTTGCGACCCCAAGTAATAATTGATTGCTGTTATGATGCAGATTTTGTGAATAACACAAAGTTGTTAGCAGCTTGAGTAACTAAACATCTTTCAGATAAAAAGTTAACTCTCATTACATCCTCATCACTAGTTGCAGCACCACCTACAGAACCTGTAATCCAAGACTTCATTCTTCTATCGTCAGCTTCAGAAGCTCTGTAACGTACGTGTAAGAATGGTCGTCTGATGTTAGTACCTAACATTTGGTCGTACACTGTACTTGTTCCAGCAGGAACTAATACACCTTCAATATTGTCAACTAAACCACGAGTCGTAGCATCGTTTAAGTATTTCCAGTCAGTCTTGTAGAAGTCATAAGAACCTCTTCTGAAACCGTCAAATCCTAAGTTCAATGCCATTTCCGCAGAGTTTTCAAATACACCGTAAGATGTACCACCCGCTCCGTAAGAATTTTGTGCAGCTAACATATCATCAAAGTCTAAAGCAGTAGCTCTGTCTAAGAATAACATATTCTCTTCAATAGCTCCTTGCTTGTCAAGATTTTGAAGAATTAAATCAAAGTCAGCTAAAGCACTTCTTTGTCCAGCACCATCTTTACCAGCACCACTTGCATAGTTTTGGTATACGTTACCTCTTGCAGTAATAGCAGCAAAAAGACCTTCAGTACCAGCAGAATCTTGATTTCCTACTTGAGCTTTAACAGCAGATGTAGCAACAGCAAGTTCTCCTTCAACCATAGCCATTTCTAAGTAATCTTGGAAACGTAATCTTGTTTCTCCTTCAGACTTCAAATACCATAAGAATCCGTTTGTTCCGTCTTCAGCAGCAACTTCAACCCATCCAATTTGTGCAGCATCAGAACCATTAATTTCATAATTGTCCTTAATGATAATTGGCTTGTTGCTAAACTGAGTGAAAGAAGCTTCTAAAGAACCTGTCATTCCATTTGTTCCTTTAGCAAATTCAGAACCATAAACAAATAAGCTAAATATTGAGTCATCTCCAAATCCAGCACCTGCTAAATTAGCAGCAGTATAAGGAAGAACAGTTACGTTAAGTCCATCAACAACACTAACATAAGCAGTAATAGTTGTCCCTACACCTGTACCAGCAGTAGCTTGTAATACAATAGTATTTTTTGCTCTGATAGCATTTTTAGTAGCCTTTCCATCGTCACCATTCGTTGGTAAAGCAATAACGCCAGTTGCTACCGTAACAGTAGCTAGTTTATACCCAATATGCAATCTGTTTTGCTCAGACCATACAACTTGGTCAGAAGTCATTGGCATTTCAGCACCTACCATTCTTAAAAATCCTGATAGAGTTCTGTTTCCGTATCGCTCTACTTCAGCTTCGTAAATCTCTGGTAGGTATTGTTGTGCAAAGTTTCCACCTGTTTCTCCAGTAAAATCAATGTAATTAAAAGGTGATGCACTTTTAGTAGGCATCGGACTTAAATTAAAGTCCCCTAGAGGGTCCTTTGAGCTTGGAATAAATTGTCCCATTTTTTTTTAATTTTTAAAGTTTGTTTTTTTAATTTTTAATTTTGAAGAGTCCGCTCCGCTTACAGACTTAACTCTAATCCCATTTATAAACACGCTATCACCAGAAGTCTGCCTCGGTTGGTCTGATAGATTCTTTGAACCATTCACAACCTCCTTAACAGCATCGGCTTTACCTTGCTCATAAAAGTGACCTGCAATCTTGTCTACGTTAGACGCAGCATACATAGCTTTGTGGTAACCTTTGTGGTCTGAAATTTCTCCCTTGTTATTCAGGAACTTCCCGATTATGTTAGAAAGTTCAGATTGTTTGTCAGCAAGACTTGTTGGATTATTAACACCATACCTGAATTTTTTTTCTCCAACCTCGAAATCAAAACCTTTGAAGTCGTTGTTGAACATTTCAGATGTAGCCTTTTTAAACCTGTCGTGCTTTTGGCTCTTTAAGCTTTTCTCTTCGTTGTATCGGTTAAAGAACTCCGTTGCTTTTTGTTGCTCTTGGGTTACGCCTGGTCTTAACTTAATCTCATCGTAATATTTACCCTTCAAGTCTTCTAAAAAGTTTTTGGCTTCTTGAACCTCTTCTTTGAACGCAAGCTTTTTCTTGCGTATATCTCTTTCTTCATCTAAGTCTTCGTCATACGAAAATTTATCTTCTAAAAGGAAATTAATCTCGTCATCATCAAGATGCGGTTTACTTTTTTTATAGTACTCTTTTAATAATGTATCTTTATTTGCATTACTGTAGTCAGCATTTAATCTAACATAGTCTTCAACATTGCCACCTGTTTCTTCCATAAATAAAACAAGTTTTTCAATATTTTCAGGAAGTGGCTTTCCTGAAACACGTTCATCTCTAATTGCTTCCTTTATTTCTTTAGTAACTTCTATTACTTCTTCTTTTACTTCTTCTCCAGTTATTTCTTGGATGCCAGCAAACCCTTCATTTTGAATGGGGCTTTCCCCTGATGATACTTCTGCTTCCACTTCTGGTACAATTTCGGCTGGTTTATCTGTAGCCACGTTTGTTGCTTCTTGCTTTTTATTGGCATCTTCTTCTTTTAAGTTAACTTTAATAACTTCTTCCTCAACTTTTTTATTATCGGATAAATCCACTTTAATAGTTTCGGTTTCCTTATTAAACTTTTTCATTTTAGGTTTACTTTTTATTTTAAAGTCTCCTTCTTGTTTTACTTCTTCTGACATAATATAATATAATATAAATTAAAAAATTCTATTTATTTTGGGTTAAACTCGTCTAATCCAATTCCCCCTAATACATCATTACCTGAACTTTCAAAGTTTTTCGGTAATAAGTTATTTTTTCTTTGGTCAATCAGTTCAGATTGCTGAGTCCCTTGTATCTTTATTCTTTTATCTTTTCTATCTTCAATATCTTGTTCTTTTGAAATTTCAGCATTTGCTCTAATCTGAGCTAGTTTCATATTAAAGTTAAACTCTTCAGACATAAGACCTCTTTTTATTTCAGCCTCTGCTTGCATTCTTTCTATTTCAAACTGAGATTTAGCTTGCTCAATACTAATTTTTTCTGCTGTTATTACTTGTTGCTTTTGAGTTTCAGCCATTGCAGCAGCTTCAGATGCTTGTGCATTAGCTTGACTTTGAGCTTGTATATTTGCTTGTTGTGCTTGTTGTGCTTGTTGAATTTTCTTTTTTGTTTTATCCTTAAGCATTTCATTTGCAAGTTGAAGATTTTTTATCCTCCTTATGTCAATAGCGTCCTCAAGGTTTATTCCTCCCATCTTTAAAGCATCTCGAATGTTCTGCTCTAATTGTGCTTTCTCCTCATCATCAGGCTCTAACTCAAAAAATATTCCAAAGTCATGTAAATTTAAATTAGATATTTCTTTTAATGTTTCTACATTAAAAATAGTAATACTGTTCTTAAGAGAGTTAGCCGTTAAAGCAAACTGTAAGGAATCAGCAATTCTCATAGATATATTTTCGCAGGCTCTAAGCGTTAAATAACAACTTGCTTGAAGTATATGTCTTGTTGCTACATTGGATTGATTAGCGGCCATCTTTTGAAGTCCTACGAGTGCATCTTTAGCTGGAGCAGAACCATCTCTCGCCTCGTTTAATCCTGTAACATCTCTTATCATTTGTAAGTAGTACTGATATGTCTGTATTAAAGACTGTATCTTAGCACCTCCGCTTGAGCTTGTAAGCTCTTGAATTGGAACCTTGCCTCTGTTCAATTCTCCATCTTGTGTCATAGACCTACCTAAAACACTACCTGTCTGGAAGTACATACTAAGAGCTTCTGCTGGATTGTAGTTAGTTCCGTTTCCTAAATCAACTTCTGCTAAACCGTCAATATCTAAGAAAACTCCGTCAGGGACCATCCTTGTCATAACTTGCTGTAGCTTCAAATGTGTAATTTGAATCATATCGGCAAACCCTGTAATCTTACTTACAACGGATTCAATCCTTCCGTTGTACATTCTTGGCGCACAAAGAACATAGTTCATCTCAACCTTAGTTGTGTCAGCAAAAGGTCTTGTCATATTTTCAGACAACTCCCACTTTAACATAGTGTTTGTTCCAAGAACTTTAGCCCCACAATAAAGGACCTCTATACTTCTTGATACTTTTTTAAATGTATCGTTTTCAGGTGGATTAAAGTCGTCTGACTTTTGTATAACTTTTTCTAATCCGTTTAGTCCTGTTTTTATTTTAAATACTTGATTGTTATAAGTCTTGTACTCAAAATACAAAACTTGAACTGTGTTTTCATCATATCCTTTCCATCCAGTTATACGGTCTCTATTGCCTGGCATCTCCTCAATTCTTTTTAGTTCTTCTTGAGGTATATTAGGGAATTGTTTTTTAAGCTCAGGTATTGTAACACCCTTAACCTCTCCAATATAATATATGTCTTCAAAGTTAGGGTCTTCAGTGTATGAGTAAACTAAGTTTGCAGGGTCGCAGTATTCTACCTTTACCCCATTAGCTTTATTCCAAGTTGTTTTGACAGCCCCTATACCTATAACAGTTAAGTCGTAGTTAAATCTTTTTCTTATTTCATCAAACTTATTTTTAGCAAGTACTTGATTTATAACCTCTTCTTCTGCTATTTCAATTGATTGCTTATAGTCAAGTTGCATATGAAGAGATAACTCTTCTTTAGACTGAGGTAATTCTTCTGGATTGCTAGTATTGAAAGCATCTATACCTAAATTGTTTTTAAGTTTTAATAGTTGCTCTTTTGCTGCCATATCTTCCATTAAAGCAGAAGCGTAGTCAGTTCTTTTCTTTATTGATTCAGGGTCTTGTGCGTAAGCACTAATCTCATATTTTTTTTCTGTCATACCGTTTGTAACGATATCTACAAACTTTGAAATTACAGGTACGGGTTTCCAATCTAGATTTAAATAAGAGAGGTCTCCGTTTATAGCAAGCTCATCTTTATATTTTTGAACTGGTTGTTCTCCCCTTGCGTATAATCTTAAACTATTAAAGTGATTAAAATTTGTAGCAAATCTATTCCCATAGCCTCCTTGGTTAAACCACTCCGATTCTACAGCTTGGGCAACTTGCCTTCCATATTCAAGGCTTGATTTTTCTGCGTCACTAACAACTTGGCTAGGAAATACACTGTTTGGATTTGCGCTTACGTTCATTTAATTTCTTATTTTTGAATAACTTCCAGAGTTGTCGTATCTCTTAAACCCTAAATTTATATTTTTTATTGCTACCCTGTTTATCGGTGCGTAACGATTTTTGTTACAAGCCATAATGGCTAATCCTGAGCTTATAGATGCATCGTGTGATGTCCTATTGTTTATATTAAATCTTGCCCAATCTTCTAGAGTTCTTTGAAAGTACACATCCCCCATTTCATCATCACCTAATATTCCTACAAGCTCTTCTATATATGTTTCTATTGCAGCAGCGTGTGCCTGTTTTATATCCTCACTAGAGTTAGGTATTCCGCCAATCTCTCTCTCTGTTACTGATAGTCTTGTATACTTTTTATCGGGTCTATTCATTGAGTATCCTCTATACCCTCTATTTTTAAAGTGATACAATAGTCTTGGTTTGTTATTCTCTACTAGTATTGGCATACCGTAAAATACGCAAGCCATTAATACATCCTCAAAAAATATCTCTGCTGTCTGAGGCCTTGCAATGTACTCTAAAAATAAGTGATTACTTGGAGCATCTTCCATACTAAACTTAGTTAGTCCGTGAAGAGAACCATTAGAACCTCTTTTATCTACCGTTCCTGATATGTCGTAAGGGTCACATCCAAAAGCACCTAAATGCTCATTGCCTGGATAATTTATTCCACTTTTAGAGACAATTCTGTTTTGTAAAGAAACAGGAGGAATCCAAGTTATATGAAACCTACCGTTTGAGTTTGGCATAAAAACTACCCTTGTATCTTTAATTCCATTCTCCCACTGAAAGTTTCCTTTAGTTACTAATGAACTAGACTTCATTCCTTCGTTGTGGTCTATCTGTTGGTATATTTTTGCTAGATTAAATATAGATTCTTTAGCTTCATCTCTAAAAGCGTGTTGCTCTGTTCTTGGAAACTGTCTATAAAATTCATTTAATCCATCCTGGTCTCCTTTTAGTCCTTCTACTTCATTGTCCCAGTACTCTATTACCCCTAGTTTAATTAAATTTCCGTAAGGGTCTTTAACCGCTTTTTCTGGAGTGTCAAAGACAGGTAGTCCATAAGAATCAATGTATCCCTCGTAGTTCCATTCCATAGGTATGAACAAAGAATATAGTCCTGAAGCAGTCTGTCCATTGCTGTTTCTTCTCGTAACGTCTGATGCATAGTAAAGTTTTTTAAAGTTTTCTCCTCCCTTATCTAAAGCGTTAGATGTTGAACCCATCATACATTTACCTATTATCCTACTACCTAGTCTTAAGCAGGTTTTTGTAACCCTCCAGTTGTTTAGTATGTTGCTTGGTCTCTCCCACTTACCTGATTCATCGTGTACAAGTAGCTTTAGTTTTTCTCCATCATAGGAGTTGTCACCTGTATTCTTCCAATCAATAGTAGTATCCAACCCTTTGATATCTTCTTGCTGCTCATTAGAGTCAAGTTTCTTTCTTGTAAACTTTGATGCTGGAACTCTATATGCAAGTTCAGTCTTTGGTCTGTCCATACCATCTTGTATGGGCTTAAAGAAGAACGGATAGTTGACTGAGATTGGTACAACCTTATCGGTAAACATTTTCTTTGCATCAGGCCCTGACTTTGAAAGTATTCCATATCTGGAATCAACTGATATCGTAGCAAGGTTGACTGTCTCTCCTGAAGACATAAAGGAGAATCCACTCCGTCTATTTTTAAGGTAACACATTCCAAAGCACCTTGTGTCTGCCTTGCAAGCTTCCCAGAATATATAGAATAATCTATTTGATTCTCTAAAGTCTGGTTGTCCAACGTCAATTTTTGACCATTGCAAGTACATATAATGAGAGCCAGTAATGTAAGTAGAACTACCCTTATTACTAAACCAAAATCCATTTTCTCTTCTTTCAAATTCTTTCTCAATATAATCGTACCATTGTTCTTTAAAATCTTCAGGGTATTCCTTCCAATCAAAGATTGTTTTTATTCTAGCTAATTCTTTTGGATATTCTGTATGAGACCACTTCTTATCTTTAAAGTTATGAGTTTCAAACTCAGCAGGTAATGCTATCTTAAGATTTTGTATTTCATAAATCTCTCCTATTTTACCTGTTTTACTTATTACAATAATATCAAAATCCTCATCGTACCCGTACTTCCAAGACTTATCATTATTTTTTTTCTTTAGAGTAGATGGTTTTATGTAGTTGTCTAATACCTTGTATAAACTTTGCTCGTACATACTAATTAGTATTAGCCCTTCCTTCAGCAAACCCTCTAAACTCTTTCTTTTTAGTTTCTTCTTTTGGTTTGTTTTCTAACAAATTTTTTTCATTTTCTATGCGTTGTAGTATTTCAAATGCATCAAATATTGCTAACTTCTTAGTTGCAGCAGCATTCTTTAACTTGTCTGCCGTTAAGTCGTCCTCTGAGTCTATAATAGCTTCTTCAGCAACTTTAATCAGTTCAACAACTGCTTTTTGCCCAGCTAGGATTATACTCTCTTTCATCTCCTTTACCTTCATAACTACCAACGATATTAATTAATTTCATACAATATAATAATTCTCCATCTATAACAAACTCAAACTCAGATGTTGGTCTAAACGAAACAAGGTCTCCTTTGTTTATCCCTAAGTTAGTTAGTCCTTTGTTTCCATACTTTAGAAATCCTACAAGTGGCTTTTCTTTTGTTAAAGAAAATATACTATCGTTTTCTACTGGCTTTACGAAACAATAATCAAGATGAGTCTTATTTGCTCCATACAGGTATATCTGCTCAGGTGAACAAGCATACATATCTTCTTTAATAAAACTCCTACTATTCTTTTCGTTTCCTCTAATGTCATAGAATCTTCTAAATACGTTGTGGTGTACTATGATTTTATCCCCAACTTTTATGTTAGTTTTTATAGCTAATGGTAAAGCCACCACTTCGGCAACTTTACTCACGCTTTTAAATTCCTCAATTCTTGTATTGACTATAAGGTCAACCTCGTCAACCTTAACAGTATTATTGTATCGACCCTCTATAGGTTTTACGATAAAATCGTGAATACTTTTCATTAATACTGCAAGTCATATTCAACAGATATTGCCATATTAGAGTTGAACTTCTTCCACGGCAATGTCTCCTTATTTTTTTGAATATAAATGTTATAAGAGTTATCTTTCTCGTCAAGGAGAATATCAGATATTTCGTGACCACCATATACTTGTTGCCCAACAGAATAATGCATTGCTTCATTCTTGTAATCAGACCCTATGCTGATTTTTCTTATAACACTACTCATTACTTAGATTCTTCTTCCTCAACTTCGGTATAAGTCCCGTCATCAAGGTTAATGTTTACACGACCATACTTTTCTTCTAGTGTGGTTTTTGTTTCTTCGACTTCTTGATTTACATCAAGCATTACGCCCATAACCTCGTGCTTCCTAAGTTCTAGTGTTCCGATGTCTTGTTTAATTTGAGCAATTTTTGTTTGTTGCTCTCTGATAAGCTCTAGCTCTTCATCTGTAATTCTGTTCATATTAAATTAAATTTGATTCTTACTCTTTTTATAATTACTTACTTTTTACTATTTTTCTGCTGATGACCCGTAATAGTATGCAAAAATGTTAGATATTACTACACCCTCTACCATACCCATCAAGTGAACGAACAGCTCGTTGTGTAAAACACCCTCCTCGTAAACTACTGCGTATATAATAAACATAAACGACAACAATCCAACAATACCTGTCAGCATCATCATTATATCCTTACTACCTGTTTTCTTAACTTCAACCTCTCTACTTCTTGCTGAGTCTCTGTCTTTAACTTCTAGCTCATACATTTCTTTTGTCTTTGCTAAAGCTACCTTCTTATCCTCAGGTTTAATTTTATCATCTTTTTCAATGAGGTTCTTTACAATACCTAACACACCAGCATCTGGAAGTAAATCTCCAGCTACCTCTAATATGTGTGGTGCAGCATTACCTAAAAATGCACCTAACTTTGTATCCTTAAATTTTTTAGACATTGTATTTTTTATCTTTATATTTAGTCTTAGACTTACTGTAGGCTTCTTTTTCCCAAGGAGAATTTGCAGGACTAGCCATAGCTATCTTGGCATTGTTTTTTGAGTAAGACTTTCCCTTCCAGTAAATGTTCTTGTCGTCATAATCTAAGTCTCCTCTAGCCATTTGATTGATATGAACCTCTTCATGTCCAATAACCTCATCGTGAAACTTAGGGTCTAGCTTATCATTTATTATGATAGTGCCGTTGTTATTACTCTGCCCAAGAACGCCAGGCCCCAAGTCTAATTCATAGACTGGGGTTGGTTCGTTCTTATATGGTGGATTAGATAACTTAAACCCCATACTACCTATCGCCTTTTTTCATTGCATTTTTTTCTCTGTCTATAATTGGCATATACTTAAGGTCAGCACTCATATTAATACCACTGTTACCTTTCATATGCTTGCCTATACAGCTTCCACACTGCATAATACCGCTTTTTGACATTTTGCCAGAACCCATAGAAGTTCCTGCCATGTAAATTTCAGACTTCATAGAAGGTCCTTCTCCAGCAGCTTCTTTTACTGCCATCTTTTTTTCGTATCTACCTGCCTTGGTGTCTCCATCTACAATAGCGTTTCTTGCGTAATCTTGTGAGATTCTTTTTCTTGACTTATCCATTTTTTATTTATTATTGTTTACCATTTAACTTTGTCTGCCCAGTAAGCAGCAGACATTTTACCTTTAGCTATGTTCTTTCCGTGCCTAGCCTTAAAACTTTTTCTTTTAGCTTTCATCTTATCAGACTCTCCAGTCTTTGGTTTTCCTGCTGTACTAGCACCTTGCTGACCAAACCTAATTAACTTTTCCTTTCCACCCGTACAAGCCTTTACAATATGTGACTTCTTTGGGTGACCAGATGTTCTCTTGGGCTTGTTGCAAGCCATATCTTTCTTGCTTACTTTGCTTGCCATTACTTTACAATATAAACAGTTCTACCATTTTCCTTTATAGCTCTCAAACACCTATTCCTGTTCTTGTCTTCCGAAACATAAGAAACGTGAATCCAATCAGGGTTCTCATCGTCACCAAATTCCCATATCATTTGGTCAAAGCTAAGGTTGTTCTTAATAAACTTATACATATCTGCATTTGACATATGACCGTAAGAGTCATCTAAGTCAAAAGCTTCTCCTCTACAGTGTTGAGACGCACCACTTCCACCTACCTCTCTATTGAGTTGCTTGCACCTAAAGAAGCTATTTATGCGTATAGGGCCATTTACAGCCTCTCTAAGAGGTTCAAATATATTTTTGGATATAGACTTCATTCTATCTAAATCAAACTCGTTAGGAGTGTTATCTATGCTTAATCTCTTAGCGGTAGAACTTCTAACCCCTTCCTTATATGATATATGTTTACTTATCTTTTCCATCTTTATATTTTTTAGCAACAGACAACCACTTAAAAGTAGTGTAACCTATTGTGACTAATAATAAAATTATTTTAAGTATGACCTCTATGTCTGACATAGTTATCATCATTACCAACGCATTGGCAACGCAAAGCTTAAAGTCTTCCAAAACTTCTAGTTCATACCTTCTCCGTCAAATCCCTTTGCTATCTCAGTGATAGGTCCTGGAATATAAGCTGGCATATTTTTAGCTAATAGCTGAATGCCATTTGCACCACTGCTAGACCCCTTACCTCTTGGCATATTGTCCATATTTAACGGGCCATCCCATATTGCATCAGACCCTTGAGCTGGAGCATACATTCTTTTTGTCTTTACCATATTTTTACTTTTCATAGCTTTGTTTTTAGTAACCTCTAGATACATCACTACCGTATGTGTAGTCAGCAACTGATTTGGTTTTTGGTGAAAAATTATTATCTGTTGGAACTACTGGGGAAATTGCAGTAGGGTCTGTTGTTGGAGTCATAGGGTTATTCGCCATAGGACCTTGAACAGCAGGACCCATATGATTCATCCCTAACGCTTGCATCTCTTGTGGATTTGCCCCATCTAGGTTAGTTGCTGTTGCTCCTAATTGATTGAGTATATTTTTCATATTACTTTTTGTATTTGTTTTTTCTTAACATTCCTTTATTGAATCCGTCACCCATCATTGGAACTCCTACTAGTCCTATATTTTTAAACCTACTCATCATTGCTTCTTCATCCAATTTTTTATTAGCCTCGTCTTGTGCAGTAAGATTTCTACCAAATTCGTTTAAGTTGTATTTGCTACCTGGAACATCAGAGCCAGGTACTACAATTTGAGTTTCAGCGCTACCTAGGTTTCCTTTATATGGCTTAATTTTATCTGGGTTTTTTGTTATTTTAGGTACTAAAAATGGGTCGCTTCCAGGTATAGGAGCTGTATTAGTTTTATTCGTATTTTTAGTAACTGCACTTGCCTCAGTAACTTTACTTTTCTCAGGAGCTATACTTGTCTTTATAGCATTTAATGTCTGAGATTTTTTATTTCCCAGTTCTCCCATAGGTTCTGTTGGTCTACCTTTAGAAAGCATTTCTCTTTTCGTATCTTTAGCTGCTTTTTTTACTTTTCTTTTTTTGCTTGAAGCTTTTGATGATGATGTAAGATTTTGAATCGTACCAATTAATAAAGAATTAAAATCTGTTCCTGCTAGTTCAGCTTTTTTAAAACTTGTATCAACATCTTTTGCAGCTTCTTTCCCAGCCTCTCTAACTTCTTTTCTTTGAGAGCGTTTAAATTTACGTCCTTCTATCAACTTTTTCTTAGCTTTTGTTGGGGAACTAGATTTAGAGCTTTCTTTGTTTAGATTCTCTTGAAGTAAATTAGAAGTATTAATCGCACCACTAGGTCCTTCTTTTTTTCTAATCTCTTGAATTGCTTTGGTTTCGTTAATTCCTTTAAACTTCGTCGTCAACTTCTTTAGGTTGTTATTTATTGAATTAAAGTTTTCAATGTCAAAACCAGGTAGCTGTCCAGGTCCCCTTTGATTAATCATTGACTTTGTTTTATATCCCATTGTTTATTGTTTTATCTTTGTTAACGTCTTTTATTGATTTAATAAGAACCTTGCTTGTGTAAGACCCGCCCTTCATTATTTCGTTTCTTCTTTTACTTGTTGGTATGTCTTCCTCTCCAACCATTATCTTGTAGATTCTATTGATAAGGTTCTTGCCTTTAAATGATACTTTATAGGTATTCTTCTTAGCGTGTACCCTATCTCTTTTTGAGAATATAGTTATCCAGCCACCATCCATAAGCCTAGACCACCTTGCGCTATCCCAACTGTGTGAGTACTGACCATCTATAAAGTCTAACCTGTTGAAGAATCCTACACAGTCTAAGTATATTAATACCTCTAAGTCTGCCGTACTAATGTCGTTGTTTTTAGCAACCCACTTCCGAATAACTCTATAGTGCTTAAGTATCTTAAACTCTCTTAAGTCGGAGTACTCTAACTTACCCCCTCTCATTACAAAACAACTACTACGTCAAACTCTTTAATGACCTTGTAAATAACCTTATCAATCTCCATATCAAACCCTGAGTGTCTGTCGTAGTAAATGGTGTCTCCATCTTGCACTCCTTCAACTAATGTCCCTATAGTCTTTACTTTTGCCTCCCTGTATCTTATATCCTCTCTGTGGCTCTCTCCTAAGATTAAACCACCCTTTGTAGATACTTCGTTTTCTTTTACAGGCTCTATCAACATATACTTTCCTACTGCTTTCATTATGCTCTTAAGTTATTAATTACACAATCGGTTGCTAGTATCGTATTAGCTACAGATGCCGCATTCTTCAATGCACTCTTTGTAACAAGTAGTGGGTCAACTATTCCAGACTTAACCATATCAACAATCTCTCCTGTTATTACGTTGACTCCTAAACCCTCTTCTGAGTTTACAAATCCAATTTTAACCCCAGCATTGTCCATTATTGTTTGGAATGGTGCTTTTATCGCCTTTAGCAATATTGCCTCTCCTACATTCTTAGATTTAATATTGTCACTAGCATTAAGTAAAGCAATACCTCCACCTGGAAGTATACCCTCTTTAATCGCTGCCTTAGTTGCACAGATTGAATCTTCAACCCTGTCAGCTTTTTCTTTTAATTCAACCTCCGAGTTTGCACCCACCTTAACAACTCCTACCTTGCCTCCAAGTCTTGAAAGTCTTTTCTCAAGTAAGTGTTTCTTGCCGTTAATCTTTGTGGTCTTTAACTCCTTTTTAAGCTGCTTAATTAAGTCCTTAACGTCATCACTCATTCCGTCTACTTGAATGATTGTTTCGTCAGATGTTGTTATTGACTTTAAGCAAGTCCCTAAGTGACTTACATCAATCAAGTCCATATCGTCACCAAGGTCTTCGTTTATCACTGTAGCCCCCGTTAGTACCGCAAAGTCTTGTAGCGTCTGCTTCTTATTAATACCGTAATCAGGTGCGTCAATAATATTTGCCTTGATGTTTCCCTTAGATACGTTCATTGAGACTGCTGTAACAAGTTGCTCATCAGCATCCCCGATAATCAATAATTCTTTTTTGTTCTTAATGATGTACTCAAGAATGCTTTGAACCTTCCTTACGTTAGGTATCTTGCTCTCTACGATTAACACCAGTGGGTTACTTAACTCACAGGAACCTTTTTCTTTGTTATTAATAAAGTGATGGTTCTTTAAGCCCTTGTCTAACGATGCACCATCCACAACCTCTACGGATGTTTCCTCGTCATTAGATATTTCCATACTTACTACACCATTCTCGCCAACGTCTTCAAAAGCTTTAGCTATCATTGACCCTAAAACTGAGTCATTGTTAGATGATATTGTTGCGACCTGTTTTAGCATATCACCACTCACATCTACAGCTTTACTTTCTAAGTACGCTACAACCTTTTCAACGGCAGAGCTTATTCCATCTCTTACTTCTCTTGAGTTGTAGTCCTTTGTTTCGAATGCCTCTTTTAAAATAGAGTGTGCTAGTACCGTAGCAGTCGTTGTTCCGTCACCTGCCTCTTTAACGGTTTGTCTAGCGGCTTCCTTTAGAAGCGTAGCACCCATATTTTCAACAGGGTCTAGTAATGTAACTGAATTAGCTACTGTTACCCCATCCTTTGTAATTAATGGTTTTCCAGATGAGTCCTCAAGCATAACACATTTACCGCTAGCCCCTAATGTAGAGCTAACGGCCCGTGTTAATTTTGATACACCTTCAAACACTTTATTTTTACCTTCGTCTCCGAAGTTTAATTTCTTAACGATTTCGTCAGACATAATATATTAAATTTAATTAGATTGTAATGTTACTCCTTTATACTGTAAGAGCTGCTGTTTTATACCAAATAGAAGCTGTGTCTGCTGCTACAAGAGGAATAGTAAATGAAGTTGATGATGCTCCTACAGTTTGAGCAGCAATAACTAACGTATCCGCTGTTTTATAACCCTCACCTTCAACATTGATAGTTATAGATGTAACTGTTGTTGCGTTAGCCATTATAATAGTAGCTTTAGCTCCAGTTCCAGTTCCACCTGTTAAGGCTACACCTGTATAAGTTCCAGCCGTTGCACCAGTTACAGAACTTGGAGTGCCAGCTAATACAGTACCCACTTCTAAAGTTCCAAACGAATTTTCACAAACGTATATTTTATGGTCTGCCAAAGCATATACCATGTCACCTTTTAATCCAGTTGTTGTAGCTGGGGCAGCCGCTTGAATTTGTGCAAATCCTGCGATATCATTTATTTTTACTCCTTGGTTATTTGTTCTTGCATTCTTTGGTTGCAAGTCTGTTCCTTTGTTGAAACCACTAAATACCGTGTCTAAGTTAATTACTTCGTTTGCCATTTTAAATTGTTTTTTTGTTGTTGTTATATATAGTTACTTATTTTTTTACTTTTTTACTCTATTCTTTGCAACGTGCAGCATTCTTTCTTCTAATTTAGATACCTTGACTGTTAACTCAAGTATAGCCTGATTAGATTGTTTAAGCTCATCCTCTAACTCCTCAATTCTTTTTTGCTTGTAATTGCTCTGGCTTGAGGACACAGAGTGATTCATATCCATCTTTTTTCTTATAATAGACCAGACCTCTTTAATTCCAACCGCCCCAGCTAAACCACCTACTACTAATATAAGACTATCGCTATCCATGTGCCTTTGTTTTTATTGTTATGTCATAGAGTAGATTTAATTAGATATTTTGTTTATATTATTTTAAATTAGTCTTCTGGTTCAGGGCCTTGCTTTATGTCTGCCTCGGTAATATAAACAGGACCAAGACCTCTTATGTCCCGCATAAAGTACCCACCTGCTATTAATTCAACATCAGGAAATACAACCCCGTCTACAATTCTACCCGCATACCGTGGCATATTAATGTTGTATGCTAAACCTAGTTCGGTTTGCTTTTCTTCATACAGTTCTACTGTTGGTGTTATCCACCCATTTACTAACTCCATTATAATCCGTATTTGTTAATCAAAAAAGTCATTATACCCTCAATCTGAGCGTCACTTGTATAAGGAAAGTATCCGCTAAATACCCAATCCATCTTAGCAAAATTGCTAGGATTTCCACCACGCACCAGCGCACCAACACCTAACGTATTAATACTACCCCCCGCATCATTTATCCAAAGAGACCCATCATTACCAGCTGCAGGTGTTACGGTTTGGGCGGTATCATTTACGTATTGTTTGTATGATGTACCTGTATTAATATTTGCGATAGAAAAAGCGTTACTGTCGTTTATGTTTGTATTACCTTTAAAACTATAACTGGAACTGGGGTTTACTGTAAACTGAAATGTACCACCAGTACCTATTATTGAGTACCCTATGTACTTATTGCCACCTGATTGGGTAGTTAGAAAAGGATTTAAACGAGTACTGCCTCCTGCTGTTTTTCTCATAACTGAAATAAACGCCCCCGTAGTATCTGAACTCCTATAATTTGACGCAATACCAACTACATATTCAGCGACCCCATCAAAAGAAAGTGAAGGTAAACCATTAAATTCAGAATCAGATGCAAGTAAATCTGGCTTGTTTGTTGCGGCAGGGTTAACTAAATTGTATTTACTTCCAACATTATTGAAATCTTCAAATGTTATAGTATTTCCAGTAACTATTAAGTGTTCGCTATCCCATACATTAAAAGGTGCAAAATCTAAAATGCTTGCTGATGCCGATGCTCCTCCCCTTATACTGTTATATGGGGATATTGCCGATGCTGATACAAACGGCATTACTTATAAGCTATTATTGCTCCATCCGTAATTGTTATAGTCTGGAATAACTCCCCTGCTGGAGCTTGTATTAATGCCCCTTGTTTTAACGTAACACCACTTAAAGACATTGATGTTAGATAGTTATCCGTAGATATTGCAGTACTTGCATCACCACCTTTTAACACTGTCATTACAGTATCTGCTTGAGCAATAAAAGCATAAGCATTCACTGCTGTATGTGCTGCTGTGTTTAAATGCTTAGAACCAAATGTACCTATTAATCTACTAGGGTTTACACCCTTACTTGAATTTGCCATTTTAATTTATTGTTTTATTTTATATTAATTATTTCGTATTTATCTATGTTTTAAATATTAATGGGGAACCCAAAATTCAGGTGGTCGTGTAAAATTAATTAAAGTTCCATTTTGAGAATCAGACCCGCTGTCTATTGCAACTAAATCTGCTCCACTTTCATTAAATCTATAATAACGATTTGGCGATGGTATTATTGAACTTGCTAAAGCCCCATTTGAATCATTATACAAGTCTATAGCGTTTTGCCCAGTTCCCGCCACACCTGTCCAAACAGCAACTTCGTCAAGCTCTCCTTTAGTGTTGAACCCTCCATCCAAGGACCCTATTTCGAAAGTATTTCCACCAGTAGAAGATAAGCTTGTAGGTTGAGTTCCTGAGTACGTTAGTGTTTGCAATGTTCCGTTTACATACAGAAGGACCTTATCATTAGATGCAGCCTCTGTTCCGTCATATACTACAAAAATATGCACCCATTCCCCTAAATTGGTTGTGTTGAGTATTTGTCCAGAATTGTTGCTGCTGAAATTACGGAAAGAGATATACATCTTGTTATCGGTAAACCAATTAAACCACCATCCATTGTTTGATGCAGTAAAACTTCCAACAGTAGTGTTAATCCCGTTAGATGGTCTTTTTGCCCAAAACGAAAGGGTTAACTTAGTTGCGCTATTACCTACACTACCTCCAGTAGTAACAGAATCATTAGTCCCATCAAACTTTAAAGCGTTACCAAAATTAAAAAGATTTGGTATTTCGTATTTCGTTTGCAAAAATGCTAATATCTCTTCGACTTTAGCGTCGTCGGTATAAGGGAAATAACCGCTGAATACCCACTCTGAAGAATAAAAAATTGGGCCAGTTGATAGAACCAAACCACCTATTGCTATTGCGTTTAGTTTGTGAGTGGACTGGTCATCCAACCAAACCCCACCATCATTGCTACCAGAACCCACTACCGTCACGGTCTGAGGGAGATTATTCACCCATATCTTGTAAACAGAACCTGCACCAGCTGCGGTCGTTATCATTGGATTTGTATTATCTATGTTTGAGCTACCTCTCATAGAGTTAAAACCGCCTCTTAATAAAATTTGAAACCTGAATGTATCAACGTTGTCTGCTGATATGTTAAAAAACCTATTGGTTTTGGTAGCGTCGCTTAACTTAACGCCATCAATTCGGGCAGAGGAGAGGTCAGTTCTTCTAAGCACTGATATAAAAACGCCTGTTGAGTCTGATAACCTATAGTTAGTAACCGACCCATTTGAGACATAATCGTTTACACCATCGAAAGTTATGGATGGAAGACTATTAAAGTTGCTACTTGACGTATTTAAAGTTGGTTGGTTGGTAGCCGTTGGGTTAACTAAATTATAACGGACTCCGACATCATTAAAATCTTCACAGGTTGTAACGTTCCCCACTTTCGTAACGTGTTCCGAGTCCCATACATTAATAGGACCAAAATCTAAAATAGAAACTAAAGAAGGTTTTGTTCCCCCAGTAACACAATTATAAGCTATTATAACGCCACTGTCAATAGTTATACTCTTGAATGCCTCACCAACTGGTGCAACTATTAGCGCACCCTTCTTTAGTGTAACACTACCAAGGTTCATTGATGTCTTGTAGTCGATGTTGTCCTCAGTTATAGCCACATCTCCTCCAGTAAGGACAGATATAATAGTATCTTCCTGTGCAACGAACTCGCTAGAGTTCACGGCTGTGTACGCCCCAGCCCCTAATCGCTTAGACCCCAATGGGTTTAGTAATAGTCCCTCGCCTTGTTGATATATTGGGTTTACCATATTTATATTATTGTATTATTCTTGCGTGCCATACCGCTTGATTATTTGCTCTAGAAATTAACTTCAATGTAGCTGAAGCATACCTAGCAGTTAGCACAATATTAGTTAATCCATTTATGGTTCCTGGATTAGAACCAGAATCTACCTTTACAGTAAATGTAGGTTGTGGTTCTCCAACAGCAGGAGGTATACTATTATTTACAACCTCTATTTCTGTTCCAACTTTAAAAGCCTCTATATTTGCTGAAGATGGTAATATTAAAAACTTACTGCTAGTTCCACTTGAAGTGGCTACAAAATTTATGTACTTACCACTGTCAGCTAACAATAGTACTTTTGAATCTACAGTAACTGTAGTTATTGGTCTGTACCCTTGTATAGATACATTACCGTCAATACCTGTTACCTCAGTAACTCCTGTGTTAGATAGACTAACTTCACCAGAAAATGTTCTAGGAGTAGCAACTTGATTTGAACTACCAATCCATACACTTGCAGATGGTATATTAGGTATGTCGTTAGACCTTCCAGTTGCAATTATTTGTATACTACCAGAGGCAGCTCCTGCAACATTTAAGATTATTCCAATATTCTGTATTAAGTTACCTTGGTCTGGCTTAGTACCTGTAAACCCTCCTCCAGTTCTAACGTAAACTATATCACCTGTTGATGGGCTGCCTTGAATTGTATCTGTTGCTATGCCTTCTATTACGCCAACAACAATCATTTCTCCAACTGCATTTGCAGCTATATTATTTGCCGCAACACCAACGCACGGCATTTTTGACCCTAGAGATGAGTCAGCCTTAGCTACCTTTGCTAGAGATGTAGCACTATCAAAACCTACTACATATAAAGGGTCTCCTTTAGATAAAGTTTCATTAGCCTGTATAGTTTCAATTACTTGTTGGTCTACAAAATCGTAACCTGTTCTACCAGAGTTTACTGCTAGTACTTGACTCCTACTGCTTGAAAGCAAACCGTCTTTACCAGTACCACCATTAGCAATACCAGCAACTCCTAACCCAATAGTTCCTGTAGTTGTTATAGGGCCACCAGTTAACGGAGCAGTAATCTGAATGTTACTTACGGTCCCAGTTCCACCACTACCGCCACCACCTAAGGATAGTATGTTAGCTACAGTAACTTTCTTTGTTGAGTTGTCTACGCTATCTATTATTAAGAACTCATCTGCCGTGGAGGGCGAACCCTTTACTGGGTATGTATAATTTATTGCCATTGTTATTTCTTTTTTAGTTTTGCCTGTACAGGTTTTGGTAGCTCCTTCATGTGGAACAAGAACTTACTAGACGATGTATGTGTCTTACCAGACATTAACTTGCCCTTAGCGTCCTTATGTGTACCCTTACCTTTGTAAATCGTACCATCTTTCTTATAGTGTGCAACTCCCTTCATATCTATCTATTTTTTACCTTCTTTCTTAGTACCATTCCCGTCATTACCACGGTTACGCTTTACTGACTCAAACTTACCGTCCTCGTGGTCGTAGTCCTTACCTAATAGCCACAATTTACCAAACTTACCCCCTGCTTCTTTCCTCTTTGCGTAGTTATCCCGCTTCATCTTCATTCTCCTTGGACTCTTAGCTATATCTAAGTCTCTTTCAGCCTTAGCCTTCCTTGCTTCTGGACTCAACTTCTGTTTTGGTCCGCCTTTCTTCTTTGGTTTGGCCATATTATTAACTTTATTTTGTAGCTGTTAATAAATAACAACCTACACTATATATTATTACCGATAATATTAGTTTTTTCCATAAAAGTTTTGTAACTTAGCACCGTTGATTGTTTATATTAATGTTTTCATAGTTTAGAAGGGGGTTTTCTGTATTGGTTTAAAACCGACGAGGGTATGCTAGTATATAAAAGTCTGGTCACCCAAAGAAGTCTCATACAGTTAACTCCCTTTTTTTATTTAATCCTCCTCTTCAGCGTACTAAGGCTAATATTCAACGCATCCGCTATGTAAGACAAAGGTTCTCCTGGCAGTATATCTTTAATCAACTTAACTTTCTCCTTTACACCTATCTCACTATTCTCAGATATCTTCTTCACTTTCTTAGAGTCCTTATACAAAGAATCAAACCCATTTATAATGCTCCTAGATAAACTGACCCTCCTGTCCATTAGCTCCTTACTCCAATTGTAAGTCCAAAATCTAATAAGGTGAAAGTAGTACCCGTGAGTCCTGTGCTTAAACACAGAATGTAAGTCCCAATTTCCATCTAAACGGTGTTCCCAAATGAATCCTACCCTGTCGTACCTTATCCTGTGGTTATGTGGGTCTGTTAATTGTAGTAAGTGGTCGTCTGACCAAGATGTTTTTGCCTGTGATGCTTCCATAAATGTGTCTAGGGTTTAAGGTGTAAATTATGGTGTAAAGGTACACATAATTAGTGGCGTGACCCTCTGTTTTTAAAATAGAAGGGTCAATAATAAAGGAAAAGGTAGCAAAGAAGGTAGCTGTAGGAGGTGAGTAATGTCTCTTATAGAGTGGTTTTTTAATCACGTCACATATCTAGGGGTTAGGGGTTATACCGCACAGATTTTAATTTTTTTCCAAAAGAAAACCATTTTAGTTTGACCCAGCCCCCCCCCTTTTTTTATCGTTTCGGTTTACGTTTTTAGGTTTTATATACGTTTGTATATACTGTTTCAACTTTTAATACAACTGTAACTAATTCAATTGTATTAATTGTAAGTACATACATTGTTACGTATGATGAGACATAGCATAACACAATCCCCCATACTAATTTAAATTCTAATATCCAAACAAAACTCTACTTTTAATTACTAACATAAAACTTGTTAACAACTATGTGAGTAACCTATTGCTAATCTCGTTTATTTTACATCATGCAAAATAAGACCGTTTAAGCAACTTTGTATCAATATGGATGCATAGTACATAAAAGAAAAGATAGTTCTTTCGCTTGATAATCAAGTAGTTACATAATGTAGTTAAATTATTTAACACTTGTTAACATCTCAATTCAATTTTATTGTTTACGTGCGTGTGTGTGTGTTTCTATATAAAAAAGAGGAAATAAGGTAAATGTTAAAAGATGTTAAATCTTTGTTAATAATTTG